CCTGGTCCAGCAGGTTCAGACCCTGGCCGCGGACACCGGGGGAAGTAAGGCGCAACCACCAGGCATAAGGGTCAACCCTCGCCATGATCTTAAGTTCCTGCGCAAGTTGAGGGATAGGGCGGGAAACGACAGGGAAAGCTAAGCGCCATGGTCCAAGAGATCGATGACAAGAAGTTTTTCACCATCAAGGAGGCGGCGGCGCTGCTGCGGCGGTGCCGCCTGACCGTATGGCGCTGGACGGTCGACGGCAAGATCGAGTTTCATCAACCGGCCCCGAACGGTAAAATTCTCATCCCTGGACATGCCATCAAAAGCCGCATAAAAAACTTTTAATATACCATACCTTTAACATCCTTTAACATCCTTATACAGACAGGGGTGTTTTTTTGTGCCACAGTCAGGGGAAATAGGGTTGACCACAGGTTGACCGGAGCCAATTAAGTTGACCAATGGGACGAAAGCGGAAATTTTCGGATATGGAGTTGGCAGAAGCCGTCAAGGCGGGGTTGTCGGGGCCAGAGATGTGCGCCAAGTTCGGGGTCACCAAGCAGGCCCTGTCCAAGCGGGTGCGGGCGCTCAACCTGTCGGTGGGCAAGAGCGCCTTGCTGGAACGGGCCGGGATGATGCTGGACCACGCCATGGACGTGCGGCGGCGGTTCGTGGAGATCAGCGACAAGATCAGGCGCAGCGCCGATTTCTTGGAAGAGCGCTTGCAGGACAGCGAAGGGGTTCTGGATACGAAGGTGATGGCCTTGTATCTGGCGGCCAAGGAAGAAGAGCGGCGGCAGCTGGAGTTCCTCGGGAAGGTTCTGGACAATTACCTCAAAACCCAACAGTTGATGGCCGTGCAACAGGCCATCATCCAGGAAATCGGGGCGGAAAGTGCTGAATGTGCAGCGAGAATCAGGCGCCGGCTCGGGAGTCTCCATAGTTCAGGACTTCTATTTCAGTTTGATGGCCGGGCTTGAGCAGGTTGAAAGCCGACCGGCGCGGACGGTGGAGCGCTGGGAGGACCTGGATATTCCGGCCAAGCTGGATTTTCTCCGGGAGCCCTGCCGCTATAAGGTGGCTTATGGTGGCCGGGGCGGCATGAAGTCCTGGAGCTTTGCCCGGGCTTTGTTGTTCAAGGGCAAAGAGAAGCGGCTGCGCATCCTGTGTGCCCGGGAGTTTCAGAATTCCATCCAGGAGTCGGTGCACTACCTGCTAAACAAGCAGATTCATCTTCTGGGGTACGAGAGTTTTTATCAGGTGCAGCAGCAGTCCATCACCGGCGCCAACGGGTCAGAGTTCATCTTCAAGGGCATCCGCAACAATCCCCAGGCAATCAAGAGCATGGAAGGCGTGGATATCTGCTGGGTGGAGGAGGCGCAAAAAAACAGCGACTACTCCTGGCAGATACTCATTCCCACCATCCGGGAGCCCGGGTCGGAGATTTGGGTGAGCATGAACCCGGACGAACCCACGGACCCGAGCTACGTGCGCTTCATTGTCAATCCGCCGCCGGAGGCCCGGGTCCAGCGGATCAACTGGCAGGACAACCCCTATTTCCCCGAGGAACTGCGCAAGGAAAAAGATTACCTGGCCTCCGTGGACCTGGACGCCTACTACCACGTGTGGGAAGGGGAGTGCCGGCGCAATTCGGCGGCGCAGATCCTGGGCGGCAAGTGCGTGGTGGAATATTTCGGGGTGCAGCCGGATTGGCACGGGCCGTATTTCGGGGCGGATTGGGGATTTGCCCAGGACCCGACCACCTTGATCAAGTGCTGGATCGCGGTCGAAGGGGACCGCCAGAAATTATACGTCCAGGGGGAGGTCTACCGGATCGGGTTGGAACTGGACCAGACCAAGGCGGCCTTTGAAGAGATCGAGGGCGCCGGCCGCCACACCATCCGGGCCGACAATGCCCGGCCGGAGACCATCAGCTATCTCCGGCGCCAGGGCCTGAACATCGTCGGGGCTCCCAAGGGCAAGGGGAGCGTTGAGGACGGGATCGCCTTCCTGAGGGGTTTCGAGCAGATCATCATTCACCCTGAATGCGTCCACACCGCGGAAGAAAGCCGCTTATACAGCTACAAGTTGGACCGGCTGACCGGGGATGTGCTGCCGGTCATCGTGGACGCGCATAACCATTGCATCGATGCCATCCGCTACGCCCTGGAGCCGGTGATCAAGGCGGCGCCGGGAGCGAGGTTGAACTGGTCATGATCAAACGGGTGCTCAATATCCGCAAGGAAGTGCTCTTCCGGGATCAGGAAAGGCAACTGGTTTACCGGCGGGTGGTGGGGGCGGTGGGTTGGCCCTGGGAACCCAAGCCGGGGTTTCTGGTGGTGATCGGCGAACAGTACGCCTACGACCATGGGCTGAAAGGTCGGCCGCTGCAAATCCTGGCGGAGCGGGAGGTTACAACCATCGCCGGCCTGCACCAGGGCTGTATGGAATTGCGGAATCAATGCGCCTGTGACACCTGGCTGGCGGATTTGGGGCAAAAGGAGGCGCTGCGGTTGTTCCGCAACCTGAACCGGGGATTGAGCGAGGGCGGGCCGGAGCCGGTATGGCTGACGGAGGCTCCATACAGCCAGGGCGAGGGCCAACTGCAGACGCTGTTCCAAATGCTGGGGATGGTGCAGAGCCAGGAACGGAAGTTGTTGTCCTACGGCCCGGAGAGCACGTTGCCCGGGTATGCCATGGGGTTGGATCAAAAAGATTTGAAGCAGGCCGCCGGCAAGTTTCCGGCCCTGGCGGCCCTGGGTTACGCCGTGGCGGAACTGATCCTCAGGGAGCCGTGGTCAGGGGGGAGTCAGGATAAGCGGGTGATCACCGAATGGGACTTGTACGCGTAAAGGGACAGACCAAATGGCATCATTTGTAAAAGATTTATGGGATAGGTCCGCAGCTAGTAGTGGTCTTAAGATAAATTATCAAACCGGTGGCTTCGAGCCTTTAGTTAACCAGGGGGCGACACAAGTGATTAAGTCCTCCGACGGTTCTGCGGCGGAAAATGCGGAAAAGCGACGGCAGGCGTCATCTTTGGCTACGGGAGCGGCCTCAACCGTTTTGACCGGAGGGATGGGTGTCGATGACGAGGCCAAGACCACCAAAAAGAAGCTCTTTGGAGAGTGATATGGCATCGCTGTTTTCGACACCCAAAGTATCATCGACGCCGGCTATCCAATATGTAATGGAGACCAGTTCAGTTGATCCGACCAGCGAAGAGGCCAAGGAAAAGGCAGACGAAGAGGCTGAAAAGCAGCGCAAAGCGGCCAACGCAGCCAAGGGAGCGGCCTCGACAATCCTGACCGGCGGCCTGGGGGTGGAGGAAGAGGCCACGGTCAAACGCAAGAAGCTCTTCGGAGAATGATATGAGAGCCAAAATAGCGGATCTGAAATACCAGTTGACCCAGACGGAAGGGGAGCGCTACGGTTTTGCAAGTCACTGGCAGGAGATTATTGATTACATCATGTGGTTCCGGCAAAACATCACCACCAACGGCCCGGCCGGGGGCAAGAAGATGTCCAGCATCAATGACGGCACTCCCACGTATTATGCCCTGCTGTTCGGGGCCGGGTTCAGCGCCAAGAACGTCAACCCGGCGATGCCATGGTTTCAGTTGCAGGCGGAGGACGATTACCAGAAGGATAACCGGGACGTGCGGTTGTGGCTGGACCTGGTGGAGAAGATTTATTACAACACCTTCCGCAAGTCGAACTTCTACACCGCCGACAAAGAAGGCACCATCGATTGGGCCATCTTCGGCACCAATCCCTTGTTCGTGGGGCCACATCCTATCTTTGGCTGCCATTTTCAGAACATCAACCTGGGGGAATGTTTTCTGGCCGCGGACCAGTACGGCCAGGTGGACACCCTGTTCCGGCGCTACGATTTCACCGCCAAACAGGTGGTGCAGCAATGGGGCGAGGATAAGGCCAGCGCCAAGGTAAAGAGTTTGGTCAAAGAGAATAACCCGGAACAAAAGGTGGTTATCGTCCATGCGGTTAAGCCCCGGTTGGACCGGGACCCCCGGAAGATCGACAACAAAAATATGCCCTTTGAGTCGGTATATTTCGAGTCGGAAAACGAACACCTCCTGGAGGAAAGCGGGTTCCCGGAGTTTCCCTATTGCGTGGCCCGGTATCTGGTGATGAAGCCTGAGGTGTACGGCCGGGGCCTGGGGATGATGGCCCTGCCGGACAGCAAGGAGTTGCAGGTGCGGGTCCGGGACACCACCAAAGCGGGGCAGTTGCAGTTGAGCCCGCCGGTGCTTCTGGCGGATGACGGCTTTGCGGGCTCGCCCATCAAGCGGATCCCCGGGGGTTACACCTTCGTGCGCAGCGAGGGCCGGATGCAGGACAAGATCGGGGTCTTTCCCACGGCGGCCAACCTGGCCTGGTCGGAGGAGGGGTTGGACGGTCTGCGGCGGCGCATCGGCCAGACCTTCTACGCCGACCTGATGAGCGTGGCCATGGATAAGAAAGTGACCCTGGGGGAATTCATGGAGGTGGCCCAGGAGAAGATGCAGTTTCTGGGGGACGCCCTGGTGCGCCTCCAGGACGAGCGGTACAAGCCTCTGTTCGACCGGGTGTTTCATATTTTGTGGGAGGCGGGGAAGATACCGCCGCCGCCCCGGGAGCTCATCGGGGAAGACGGGCAACTGAAGTTCAAGGTGGAATATATCTCGCCCATGGCCCGGGCGCAGAAGCAGGCGGAGTCTCAGGGGATCATTCAGGCTACCGGCTTTCTGGGGCAAGTGGCTCAGGTCCGGGGCCTCGAGGCTCTGGACGTGCTGGATTGGGACGGGGCGGAGCGGGTGGTGCTGGAAAATTACGGGGTGCCCCAGAAATTGATTATCGACCCCAAAATAGTAGAGCAGACGCGGGCGGCCCGGGCGGAGCAGGTCAAGGCGCAGAAGATGGAAGCCATGGCCATGGAGGCGGCCAAGGCCATGCCGGCGCTCTCCAAGGGGCCGGAGCCGGGCTCGCCCATGGATCAGTTGGGGCAGGCTTTGAATCAGGGGGCCGGGAATGTCTGAGGAGCAGGGGTTAGGGGTCAGGGGTCAGGGGTACGGCCTAACAATTGATAAACTAAGACAGGCGATAGATTTTTTTGATCATTTGGAAGCCCGGAGAAATTAAATAGACGTTATGTAGTATGCGGACAAGAAATATTTATTAATGACCATCGGGGTCCTCACAGTTTTTATTGGAAACCTTTCGGTTTAATTTTTCCGGCATGCTTGAAAATGAGCAGGACTATCGATGTCTGATGATCAACCCGAACGGCCACTGTCTGATTTGGAGCGGGCTTACCGCCTGGTGCCAATGAATGTGCGGGAGGACTTGCTGCGGTTTTGCGGGGTGTGGTCGCCAAATTTGGAGACCGAGCCCCTGGCCATGGCCCGGAACGAAGGCCGCCGTTTGGCGGGTTTATACCTCTGTCACATGCTGGGAGAGGTTATTTTGCCGAAGGAGGCTTTATGAGCGAAGAAGGTGTTGCCAGCCCCGATACCGGGACTGCTGGCGGAGGAGCACAGGACGGCGGGCAGGTGCAAAGCTGGCTGGATCAGCATCTGGCTGGGGACGAATACGCCGACCTGCGGAACAGCGACAGCCTGAAGACGGTGCCTGACGTGCCGACTCTGGCCAAGGCCTTTGTGGACACTAAGGCCATGGTGGGCCGCAAAGGGGTGATCGTGCCCAAGGATGACGCCCCGCCGGAGGAGTGGGATCAGTTTTACGCCGCTCTGGGGCGGCCGGAATCGCCGGAGGCTTACGATATCAAGCCCGAGGGTTTGCCGGAGAATTTCCCCTACCTGCCGGAGTTGGAAAGCGTTTACCGGAAGCTGGCCCACGAGGCGGGCCTGACGCCAGCGGCCGCCAAGAAAATCTACGACGGCTACAACCAGTTCATGCTGGAGGAGTACCGGAAAGGCCAGCAGACCTTGAAGGCCGAAATGGAAGAGATCCAGGCCGGGTTGCAGAAGGAGTGGGGCGGTAAGTATGACGAGAACCTGATCCTGGCCAAGAGAGCCATGGGACGCGTGGCGCCACCGGGATCGCCGGAACTGGCGGCCCTGGACAAAGCCATCGGTGAATCGCCGGTCCTGGTGAAGTTCTTCTACAACCTGGGCAAGTCCATGAGCGAAGGGGATTTTATTGCCGGCGGCGGAGTTCAGAACAGCAGCCTGGAGGCCAGGCGGCAAGAGCTCATGCGCCATCCGGCCTATCTGGACGTCAAGCACGCCGAGCATCAGCATGTCGTGGAAGAAGTTTCCCGGATTTATCAGGAGATGCACCCCCAGAAACAGGGGGATAACGGGTAAGCGGGATTACCCCCCCCGGGGCCCCGATAGCAGGACGGCGGGCGGCAGCGCCCGCCTGAACACCCCTCGGATTACCTCGCAAGAGGCCCGGAACGCTTTTGGCCGCAGTTGCGGCCGCCAGTGAACCGGCCCCGCCGATGGGCGGACTAGCCGAAAACGATCCTAACTTTTCGGAGGTTCGCCTATCATGGCTGATCAAATCACCACCGCGTTTGTGCGGCAGTTCAGCGACAATTTCAAGCTCACGGCCCAGCAGTTGGAAACCGCGCTCCGGGCCATTGTCACCGTCGAAACCAACATCAAGGACAAGAAGTACATCGACTACGTGGGGGTGACCGGGGAACCGGAAGCCCAGACCGCGCTGGTGCAGGACGCCAACCTCCAGGAGGTTCCCCATTCCCGCCGCCTGGTGGTCACCCTGCCTTACGTCAAGACCGTGCCGATTCCCCTCATGGCCGAGTTGCGCACCCTGGCCGATCCCACCAACTCCTACCAGGTCTCCATCAAGGCGGCGTTTGAGCGCTTTATGGAGAAAAAGCTGTTTCTGGCGGCCATCGGCAATTCCATTTCCGTGTCCACGGCGGAATTGACCGAGCAGGTGATCGCCCTGCCGTCGACCCAGAAGGTGGAGGAAACCGGCACCCTGGGCATGACCGCGGGGAAGATCATCGCCTCCCTCACCCGGTTCAACCTGAACAACCGGGATAAATCGGAGAAGTTTCTCCGCCTGAGCCCTCTGGCTATCGAAGACCTGATGCTGGACCTGGACGTGACCTATCCCCAGCAGCAGGCGCTGGATATGATCCGCACCGGCAAGCTGGCCTCTTTGTGGGGCTACAACGTGGAGATGTCCACGCAGCTGCCCAAGACCGGCAATATCCGGTCGGCGGTGGCCTGGTGCAAGGAGGGTCTGGCCCTGGGGTTCAACCAGGACTTCTCGGCGGAGATTCAGCCCCGGTACGACAAGGTCAACCTGCGGCAGATTGCGGCCACCATCGATTTCGGCTGCACCCGGCTCCAGGAGACCGATGTCTTTGAGATCCAGCACTACGAATCTTACTAAGGGGCGGGCCGGCGGGGACGCCGGCCTTGAATAAGGAGATAAAGCTATGTCGCTCGTAAACAGTGTTGGCGCCGCCCTGGTGGCGGCTGGTAAATTCCTCACCCGGTTCACCTGGGGGGCGAAGCTGGCCACATATCTGGATTCGTATGAGGCCGCGGCTTTGGCCAGTGGCTCCCCCATCACCATGTTCACCCCCAAGAAGGGGGAGAAATGGGCCGGGACCGGGCAGCTGGCCTGGGACGACCTGAGCGATACGAATACGGTCACCCTGTCGGTAGGTATTGCGGGAGCGGTGGACAAGTTCCTGGCGGCGACGAGCGCCGTATCCGCAGCCGACAAGGCGGACCTGGACGCCGGGGCCGGGGCGGTGGACGCCCTGGGCTACGAGTTCGACGGCGAAACGCCGGTGATCATCACCACCGCGGGCGTTTCCGCGGCCACCGGCACCATCAAACTGCGGTTTGACGTGATTCAGGAAAATTAACCACGGCCGGGGCGGACGGCCAGGCCGTCCCGCCCCGTCAGATAAGGAGTAGAAAATGGCAGATCTGGCGGCCAGTAACGTAACGGTAACTCTGTTAAAAAAGGGTGTGATTCCTGGGTTCGCCCATTTGGGGCGGGTGACCATCGCCTTCGGCAACGGCGCCTTGACCGTGCCGGCGGCGGGGATTCCCCTGCCCACGGTGATGGCGAAGTACGGGGTCAGAAGCCGGATTCATTTCATGCAATTACAGGGTCCTCCTGACTCGGGCCTGGTATGGGAATATGACCAGACCAACCACAAACTGCTGGCGCGGCAGTCGGCGGCCCTGGCGACCCATACCCATGACCTCAAAGTCATCGGCGGGGCGGCGGGCGGCATCGATGAAGCCCTGGGAGTGGAAGGCGGCGACACCCTGGCCAAGGACGCGGCCACCGACCGCACCATCGCCGGGGCTGCTGCGGCCACCAAGGGCGGGGTAATGGCCGGCGGGGCGGTGGCGGCGGCGGCTTTAGCGGCGTACACCGGGGCGATTCCCGCCACGGTGTTGACGGCCTTAGTCTATGGCGATTAACCTTTAAGGGGGCCGGGAAGCCGGCCCCTTTTCACAGGGGAAGGGCATGGCGGCAAAGATTGACATCTTTAATCTGACCTTACTGCGGTTAGGGTCCTTACCGATCTTGAGCCCGGATGACACATCGAAGCGGGCAGAGGCGCTGCGAAGTGTTTATGACCTGGTGCTCGACATTGTGCTGCGGGATCACCCCTGGAATTTTGCCACCCGCCGGGCGAGCCTGGCCCTGATCAGCGAGGCGCCCCTGTTCGGGTATGCGTACGCCTTTCAGTTACCGGAGAATTGTCTGCGGGTGTTGGGCCTGTTAAACGTCGACACCGCCACCATCGACCCGATGCTGGCCTTTGCCATTGAAGGGGGCCAGCTCTTAACCGACCAGGCCAGCGCCAGCATCAAGTATATCGAGCGCATCGACAACCCGCAGTTGTTTGATTCCCGGTTCTGTAGCACCCTGGCCTCCCGCCTGGCGGCGGAAGTCGCCCTGCAAATCACCACTTCCCCCGCGATCAAAAAGCAAATGATGGACGAATATCACTATGAACTGTCGGTGGCCCGGAGCATAGACGCCCAGGAATACCCGCCGGAAGTCTACGAATCCAACGAATGGATTGACGCGAGGGCCTGATGGCAAGAGCCACACCTATCTTAACTAATGTCACCGCAGGGGAGATGACGCCGCTCCTGGCGGGCCGGGTGGATTTGGCCAAGTACCACAACACCGGCGAGATCGTCAGGAACATGATTATCCGAACCCAGGGACCCTTGAGCAAGCGCCCGGGCTTGGAATTTATCGCCGAGGTCAAGGACCACAGCAAGCGCGTCCGCCTGATCGATTTTCAGTTCAGCGCCACGCAGGCCTACGTTCTGGAATTCGGGGACCAGTATATCCGGTTTTACATGAACAAAGGGCAAATCCTGGACGGGGTCAACCCGTATGAGATCGCCAGCCCTTACTTAGAAGCGGAGTTGCGGGACATCAGGTATATCCAGTCGGCGGACGTGATGTATCTCTGCCACCCCAACCATGCTCCGCGGCAGTTAAGCCGCACCGGACACACCGCCTGGATACTCACCGAACTCATACTGCAAGACGGCCCTTATCTGGAACAAAACACGGGTTCCACTACCCTCACCCCGTCGGCGGCCACCGGCGACATCACCCTGACCGCTACGGACGCCTACGGCCCGGAGAAGGTTTCGGAAGGGGATTTTGCCACGGATGCCTTGTGGACCTGGGGAACGGGCTGGACCCATGACGCCGTGAACCTGGAGGCTGACCACACACCCGGCGACACCGACCCCTTGGAACAGGACATCAACGCCGAGGCAGGCAAGAGCTACCGCCTGACCTATACCATCAAGAATTACGCCGCCGGGAGCGTCACGCCCCAGATCGGCGGGGTCAACGGGGTCACCCGGTCGGCGGACGGCACCTACACCGAGACCATTGCGGCCACCAACGCCGGCAATCTCAAGTTCATTCCCAATGCCGCGTTTGACGGCAGCATCGATGACGTGTCGGTGAATGAGATTTACAATCCGAGCCTGTTGTTTCAAGCGGAGCACGTGGGGGCTTATTTCCGGTTGACAGGGGGATACGTTCAGATCACTGCGGTCACCGGACCGTATCCGTCTTTGACGGCCAGCGCCACGGTAAAGTCGGGCAGCGTTTCGGCCACCGCGACCTGGCGGGAAGGGGCTTTTTCGACTTACCGGGGGTTTCCGCAGGCGTTGTGTTTTTATGAACAGCGGTTGTTCTTCGCAGGCACGTCCCATAAACCGCAAACCATTTGGGGCAGCAAGACCAGCGATTATCCCAATTTTGCCCCCCAGGACACCATCACCGACGATGGCCCGGTGACCTATACCATTCCGAGCATATCAGGGCAAATCAACATCATCAAATGGCTGGCTTCGGGACGGACCCTGCTGGTAGGGACCGTCAATGAGGAGATTTCTCTTTTCGGCGGCAACGATAGCGGCTTAACCCCCAGCAATCCGCCGGTGATGCGGGGTAACACCTTTAAGGGCAGCGCCAGCGTGACCCAGTTGTGGGTAGGCACTGCAGTGTTGTTCGTGGAGCGCTACGGCCGCAAGGTGCGGGAATTCGCGTACAGTTATGCCGATGACGCCTACGTGGCCCCAGACCTGACCATCTGGAGCGAACATATCACCGAGAGCGGCATCGTGGAGGTGGCCTACCAGCGGCAGCCGGATCAGACCATGTGGGCGGTGCGGGCGGACGGAGTTTTGCTCGCCATGGTTTATGAGCGCGCCCAGGAGGTGGTGGGTTGGTCCTGGCATGATACGGACGGTCTCTTTGAGTCGGCTTGCTGCATCCCCGGTGTGAAACAGACTGAGGTGTGGCAGGCAGTGAACCGGACCATCAACGGCCAGACCAAACGCTATATCGAATGTTTCCGGGACGTGGATTTCGGGGCGGACCAAAAGGACGCTTTTTTTGTGGATAGTGGATTGACCTATGCCGGCGCGGCGGCAACGGTGATCACCGGGCTTGGCCACCTGGAGGGGAAGGAGGTGGCAGTTCTGGCGGATGGGGCGGTGCACCCCAGGCGCACGGTGGCGAGCGGCCAAATCACGCTGTTGCAGGCTGCGTCCAAGGTCCAGGTGGGCTTGCCTTACCGGGGCCAGTTCCTGTCGCCACGGATAGAGGCGGGGGCCACGGACGGCACGGCCCAGGGCAAGACGAAACGCATCGACAAGCTGACGCTGCGGGTGCACCGCTCCGGCGCCGGCCAGGCCGGGCCGGACCTGGACAACCTGGAGGATTTGATTTACCGCCAGATCGTTGACCCCATGGACACGGCCGTGCCCCTGTTTACCGGGGATCTGGAGATTGATTTCCGCAGCGATTATGAACAGGAAGGCCGGGTGATGATCGTCCATGACGACCCCTTGCCTCTGACGATATGCGCCCTGATCCCCCGGGTCAGCGTCTTTGAGGGTTAAATGAACCAGTTAAGGATAGTGCCGTTTGAAATTGCCCACCTGGAGATTATAAAAGCCCGGAAGTTTGAGGCGCGGGAATTGGCGCGGCTGCCGGATTTGGAGGGGAGAGTCCTGGGTTATATGGCTCGGGGCATGGCCTACACCGGGTTTCTGGGCGAGGAGATTTTGATGTGCGGCGGCATTGTTTTGTTGTGGCCGGGGGTGGGGGAGGGCTGGTCGATAACCACCCCCCTGGTGACGGCTCACCCAGTTCTCTTTCATTTTGCCATGCGCCGGATCATGGAGTTGCTGGTGCGCACCATGGGGTTATGGCGCTTGGAGGTGGCAATTCAGGGCGACCATTATGTGAGCCAGCGGTGGATAAAGCGGCTCGGGTTCGAGTTTGAGGGGTTCAAGCAGGCTTATGGGCCGGACGGGTCGGATTATGTGGGGTTCGCCCGGGTAAGAAAGCCCCAAAGGAGCTAATTAATGGCTGTAGCTACAGGATTGGCCATTGCCGGCCTTGTTACGACTGTGGCAAGCACGGTCGTGGGCGGGATTCAGCAATCACGAGCCGCCCAGGCCACCGCCGAGGCCCAGAGCCAGTCAAACCGGGCGCAGGCCGAGGCCGCCAGGCGCAACCAGCAGGTGGCCGAGGAAAACGCTTTGGCCACCGAGAAGGCCGGGGCCTGGGAGGTGGAAAAGGCCAGACTCAAGGCGATCCGGCTGGCGGGCAGCCAGAAGGTGGGTTACGCCAAGGCGGGGGTGCTTATGGAGGGGTCGCCCCTGGATGTTATGGCTGAAACCGCGAAAAATGAGGAGTTGGATATCCTGGCCACCCAGTACAACTATGACGTCCAGGCGGCCCGGTACCGGTCCCAGGGAAGTTATTACGGGTCTGCGGCGCAGCGGTACGACCAGATGTCCAGCAATCAGAACGTGCCTGATTATATGACGGGGACTCTTTTGAAGGCGGGCACCTCGATTTTGACCACGGGGGCGGGGCTGGCCAAGAATTGGGGTGGCTCATCTTACAATTATTCACAATATGCGATGCTGCAATAAGGCAGGTTCATAACTATGGCGCGCATTCCTCTTTATGAGTTGTCCACGCAACTGACGCACCTGGGTCCCGGGATTGAGCATGACGTCAACAGCTTCGGGATCGGAGCGCGGGAAATGGGTAAGGCCCGGGCCGCAGAGCTGCTGGTTTCGGCCAAGAACTGGAACGAGGCGGGAGAGTTCGGGGAAAAGTTGAGCAAGGCGGGGCTGGACCTTGACACGGCCCTGCGCCAGGCCCGGCAGGTGAACGACCTGGCCAGCATGAAACTCGATTCAACCCAGAGACTTTACCAGCTAAGAGAGGAAGTCAAGGCCGACCCGGATCCGGCCACTTGGACAACTAAATTTAAGACCGAGGCGGAAAACCATTTTCAGGAAACCATGAAACGCAGTTCTGACCCGGGGGTGCAGGCGCACTACAAGGCAGCCTGGGCCAGCCACTTCCCGGTGATGATGCACGGGCTGACCGTGGAGGCCCGGAAACAGCAGATCGCCAACTTTGCCGGGGACGTGGAGACGAATTTCAGTAAGAGTGTTGAACTCTATAACCAGGCCGGGAACGATATCGAGCGGGCCAAGGTCCAGGCGGACGCCTTCTCGCTGCTACAGGGCGGGGTGTCGGCAGGCTTTTTGGCCCCGGCCAAGGCCCAGCAGTTGCGGGAAGGGTTTACCTATGCCGTGGCCATGGGGGCCATTGACAAGGCCAAGCTCACCGATCCGGCGGGGACTTTGGCCAAGGTCAAAGAGCCGGGGGCCTTCGGCCTGGACGACACCCAGCGGGCCAAGCTGATTCCGGGATTGACCGCGAATCTGCACCGGGCGCAAGAGGATAACGCTTTGGAGGTGCAGAAGTGGTATGAGGAAAAGAAGCTGACCCTGGAGAATTTAAAGGGCATGCGGGACGCCCGGGTGATCAATATGGGGACCTATAAACATTTCGACGCGGCTTTGCAAAATGATGCGCTCCCCGTGGCCAAGGAACTCAATTACGACAAGTGGGCCAAAGTGCACGCGCAGTCCTCGGAAGGCAAGGCCAACCCGGATGAAATTTATGCCTTGTTGAAGGCGGGAGAGTTTGGCACCGGGGCGGCAGCCCTGGACCGGGCGGGGAGTTTGCTCCGGCTGAACGCGTCCCGGGGTAAAGGTGAAACCCCCAAGGAAATGTCCTTCACCAAGGACCCGTATTTCCGGCTGGCGGTCAAGGAGATTGGGGACCGGTTGAAGCCTCTGAACGAAACCTTTGAAGAAGATCTTAGAAAAGGGTTGGGCAAAGGCGCTGCTAGAAATAGCCCGCTGCCAAGCCACGAGGCCGGGTTTCTCTTCATGGAGGCCTGCAAGGAGGCCCAGGCCAAGGGCGAACTCACCGGACCCTGGATGTGGAAGAAGGCCCAGGAGATCATTCAGCCGTTTGAACTCATGGGGGTGAAGGGATTCAAGCCCGGGGCGGCAAGGCCGGCGGCGGCGGCGGCGGAGAAGGCGCCTACAGCCAGCATTCCGGTAAAGAACAACCGGACCGGTGCCATTGAGTATGTGACCCCGGCTGAATATGACCTCATTATCAGAAATCAGGGGGGCCGCCGGTAATGGCTTTTAACCCTGAAGACTATTCTCCGCTTACGATTGAAGAGATGGGAAATATCGGCGGGGTGACGCAGGGAAAGACCGGCTTGCAGGTGGAAACCTGTAGCGGTTCCAATTGCGGCGATGCGCTGGCCAATTACCTGAACTCGGGGCCGTTGAAGGATACCGGCGTGGCATTGCCCAGAGGCGGCATTGGCCCCGGCGACCTGGCCAGCGTGGGGAAGTCCCGGGGGGCGGCGGTCTATGGCAGAGAGAATCTTTCCCTGGAGAGTTTGACCCCGGGCACGGTTATCCACATGACCAGGCAGCCGGGGGACCGGAATTACGAGTACGGCAAGACCCATATCGGCATTGTTGACACCGATGAAAGCGGCGGCCAGGTTTTTAAGTCCTTTACCGCGGGCAAGGGCTGGAGAACCGAACCGGTTGACCGGAACTTTATTGAGCGGCTGCCGGCTCAGATTACCGCCACCAACCCGGTCAACCCGGGATCGGGAGGCTTTTTTGCCGGGATCGGCGATTGGCTGGGGCCGAACGCGGCGGAGGCGGCGGAGAAGCCCGAAGGCGGGGTGAGGCCCGGGTTTAATCCGGCAGATTACAGCATCCGGCCTGGCTTTAACCCGGATGATTACAGCCCTGCGGGAGAAGGAGTGCAGGCGGGGACGCCTGCACCACTGACGCCGGAACCGCCGACCCGGGATGAATATTTGGAGTCAGTGCAGGGGCTGGATTTGGGGGCGGGGATTGCGCCCCCGGCGCCGGGGCGGCGGGAGCCCGGGATTTACGATGAAGGGCCGGTTACCGAGCGCAACCTGGTGAACACGGTGAAGGCTTTCCTGGGCTACCGGGAGTTGCCGGCGTTCCTGCCGGTGATGAACGAAGAGACGGGGTTGTGGCAGGCGCAGGACATCTACGAGGCCCGGAAGCTGTACCACGGCTGGGATGACTCCAAATACTCGGA